GGTTTTTAACATCCCGCGCCCGGTCAAAATTCGGTGTTGGTGTTCCATGCGCATTGCGTAGCGCCTTTACTTCTTCAGGTGTTAGCCCTTCTTCAATTGCGGGCTTTTCTACCTCGAAAGACACGCTACTGCCTTCCCAAACGGCGGGCGCTTTTAGTAGCGCTTGCGTGTGCTTGGAGGGTTGTTGCGCGTTTTTTTTCCGAGTGTAGATGTGCATTTTATGATCAATTTATTCGGTTGGTCGGCTATCTGTCAAGGTCTATTTTCAGGGCGTGTACAATAAAAACCGCAAATGCAAACAGCGCAACCGTTGGCCAAAACCCAAACAGAAAAAGGTCGATTGTAAACAAGATTAATGCTTTCATTTTTCGAGAGATTCAGATGTAAATAAATGGCTCCACGTCTTTAGCAAGCTTTATTAACCTCTCAATTTTATCCCTAATTTCAATGCTGATAATTTTGGCAATATTTTTTCTATAAATCTTAAAAATGAATATACTATACAAACGAATACTTGAATGTGTTCTAGTATTACAAGCACAGAAAAAACATATGATTATTATTCTTATTGGTGACAAGGTACATCTGGTACGTCTATCACTTGACAGGAAAAATACTGATTATCTGAATGCGAATTGACATCTGGAAGCTACTGGACGAATGAAAGAGAGAATATACTCGTATGAGATTTTCTTGGTTTCTCGTGTGAACACACAAAAGTGTATTCTTGACCTTATTATTTTATTTCATACATATCTAAGGTACAATATACACATTCTTTTACCTATGCTGAAAAAACAACAGATAATAAACTGTTATGATATAATTCCTCTATCATAACTACACTACGAATTATACCTTTTTCAATGGTTCTTTTCTGATGGGATTTTGGAGATTTTCTTAATTCTGCTATAACTTGAATTTTGAATTTTATAATAAATTTCATAATTTTTCCGGTGAATGTTTTGAATTCAATTTTAGATGATACTGGAATTTTTTTCAAAGAGTTCCCAGATACGTATTGCTATTATTGAATGAGTATATCAAAACTTGTATATATTCCTACTGATATAGTACCAGATTGACAATATACGACTAATTTGGGGGTAGGAATATTCATCTTAATGGTATTTTGTGTTGGAGTTATTCGCTTTATCCTTAAAAAAATATAATTATGAGCTGTGATATTTCTAATGGTCGACTGGAAGCATGCAAAGACGCGATTTCAGGGTTATTAAATATTTATTTTATTAATTACGGCGATTTACCGGTACCTACTGTTTCAAATCCAACATACGATGCCGTAAATACAGACGTTATTGAAAATTGGGTACCAGATGCACAATTAAGTTTATATAAATTTGAATTGAAAGGTGCTAACGGATTTGAACAAACTATTCAAACGTCACGTGATAACGGAACTACTTTCTTTGAGCAAGTATTAACAATAACATTAAAAAAACAAGATCCGGTAACACATAAAAACGTTAAATTGTTAGCTTACGGACGACCAAGAATTGTAGTAGAAACACGTGACCACCAATATTTCTTAGCGGGATTAGATCAAGGGTGTGATGTTACTGCGGGTACTGTTTCAAGTGGGGTGCAGATGGGTGATTTTAACGGTTATAATTTGACGTTCACAAGCATGGAAAAATTGCCCGCGAACTTCTTAGAATGTACAACCGAAGCGGAATTACAAGCCGTATTTAACGACGGAACAAACGACGCGTTAATAGTTGTTTAATAAAGAATATTACTTTATAAATTACCCGCTTAGAAATAGGCGGGTTTTTTATTTGGGACAAAAAACACATTTTTAAGTTATATAGATATGATTGTTTTAAACACTGAAATAACGCCACAAACATTTAATTTAATTCCAAGAAGTTCAACTTTTGATTTAGTTCAAATTACAGATGAATTAACAAATAAAACGGTAGTAATTGATACGTACACTTTTACTGAAGGAGATTATTTTAGTACGTTTGAATCGGAATTTAATTTAGTGGAAAATCGTTTCTATATTTTAACAATTAAAGACGGAGACCAAACAATTTACAAAGATAAAATATTTTGTACTAATCAATCTTTAGTTACCTTTTCCGTAAATAACGGTCAGTATGTTTCAAACAGTACAACAAATGAATTTATAGTTTATGAATAATATACACGTTTTAAATTTAAGTTCTTACACGACGCCCGTAATTCAGGAATCGAAGCGGGAAAATTGGGTAGAATTTGGAGAAGACAATAATTATTTCAATTTTTTAATAGACCGTTACACGAATTCAACGACGAATAACGCAATTATAAACAATATAAGTAGATTAGTTTACGGACGCGGATTAAGTGCGTTAGACGCAAGCAAAAAGCCAAATGAATACGCTCAAATGATGGCTTTGTTGAATCCTGATTGCGTTCGTAAAATTGTTATTGATCGTAAAATGTTAGGTCAGTTCGCTATTCAAGTACATTATTCGGCGGATCACGAAAAGATTTTAAAAGTTTACCATATTCCAGTTAATTTATTACGTGCTGAAAAGTGTAATAAAGAAGGAGAAATTGAAGCTTATTATTATTCCGATAATTGGTTAGACTTAAAAAAATATACGCCTAAAAGAATTCCTGCATTTGGTTTTTCAAATGAAAAAATAGAAATATTATTTTGTAGACCTTATTCAGTTGGAATGAAATATTATTCCTATCCTGATTATCAAGGTTCGATTCCATACGCGCTTTTAGAGGAAGAGGTTGCGGATTATTTAATTAACGAAGTTCAAAACGGATTTTCTGGAACTAAGGTTGTAAATTTTAACAACGGTTTACCGAGCGAAGAACAACAAGAAATTATTACAAGTAAGGTACTAAGCAAACTAACTGGTTCGCGTGGACAAAAAGTAATAGTTGCTTTTAATCAAAATGCAGAAAGTAAAACTACCGTAGACGATATTCCGTTAAACGACGCACCGGATCATTACACGTATTTAAGCGAAGAGTGTTTACGTAAAATAATGTTAGGACACAATGTAACAAGTCCTTTATTATTTGGTATTGCAAGTTCAAACGGTTTTAGTTCGAATGCAGATGAATTAAGAAATTCAACAATACTTTTTGACAATATGGTTATAAGACCATTTCAACAAGAAATTATAGAATGCTTTGATAAGGTTTTAGCATTTAATGGAATTTCATTAAAGCTATTTTTCAGGACGTTACAACCGTTAGAATTCGTGGATTTAGAAAACGCGTTAACTGAAGAGCAAGTAATTGAAGAAACTGGAACGGAATTAAGCAAAATAAACACGGACTTAGAAGAAATATTAGCTGAAGTCGACGCTAACCAACTTGGTGAAGGTTGGGTAATGGTAGACGAAAGGGAAGCTACGGAAATAGACGAAGAGTTAGACCTACAATTAATTAAAGCTGAAACCGATTTAGAGCCTAAAACAACGCTTTTAAGCCGTTTAATTAACTTAGTGCAAACTGGTAACCCACAACCGAAATTAAAGAGCGTACAGGACAAAAAAGTAGGAGACTTAAAATATTTTAAAGTTCGTTACAAATACACGGGAAATAAAACACCTGAAAGAGCATTTTGTAAAGCAATGATGGCCAAAGAAGATAGGCAATTCAGAAAAGAAGATATTGACGCAATGAGTAGACGCGCGGTTAATCCGGGTTGGGGTGAATTTGGGGCAAACACTTACGACATTTTCAAATATAAAGGCGGTGCGCGATGCCACCATAAATTCAGTAGAGTAACTTTTATGTTAGATTTAAACGCTATTGAAAAAGGTTACGCAGAAATAGGAACGCGTGCAGCTGAAATAAAAGGGTATAAAGTTACAAACCCATACGAAGTAAGTATTTACCCAAACAATTTACCGTTAAAAGGATTTAGCCCAAACAACCCAAACACGGGTGGACGTATGTTAAAAGAAAACCAAGAATAAAATGGCAGAAGCATTATTAATTTCACGAAACGATATAGTAAAATTTACTGCATTAAACGGTAACGTAGACACGGATTCTTTTATTCAGTGGGTAAAGATTGCTCAAGATATTGATATACAAAGAATTTTAGGAACGCAATTACTTCAGAAATTACAAGCTGAAATTATTTTAGCATATTCAGGAATACCAACAGCAATTTCAATTAGTGACGCGGGAACGGGTTACACAACCGCAACCGGTGTTACAACAACAAGCACTGGAACGGGTTTAACGGTAGATATTACAGCAGTTGGTGGATTGGTTACAGTTGCAGATATTGACGTTGCAGGAACGGGTTATAAGATAGGAGACACGGCAATAATTGACGGCGGTAATGACGACGCAGAAATTACCCGCTAAATTTTCTCCGATATAATATCCTATTTGTTGATTTGTACCCATTAAAGAAAACGCAGTATAGTAAGTATCTGCAAAAGCATTAACTCCGTTCGGTTTTGCTCCCGTACTTGTGTGGGTCCATCCACCAGTA